TCTTGAATGACCTTTCCGACATTCTTGCAAACATGTCATCGGGGGCGTCGTCTCAGGGCCAGGGGAACGGGCAACTGAGAGCACTCATTGGAGAGTTCGTCGGGCTAATGGGCCCGATGATTGGCGAATATCGAGCAGAGAGGATCATCAGGGAGTTCTGATGCGCAAAGTAGCCTCAACGTGCTGGCCGTGGGACCACGGCAAAATGACCGAGAAGCAGGTGATCGAGAAGGCGCTCGACCTCGGCGTCGATGAACTGTGCATCCGCACGCCATCCCGCTACACACTCTACGCCCCGGCGTGGCACGACGAACTGGCGCGTCTTGCCCAAGACGCGGGCATTGACATCTCCATCTGGCCGGTCGTCGCCCTGCAGGAGCCCGAGAAGGAAGCAGACGCAATCCGGGAGGCCGTCACTCGATACCTTCCTGTGCGCGTCGTCCTGGACGCCGAGATCAAGACATGGATTGCCAATCTCCCGCGGTTCCTGTCCAAGCTCGGGCGCCTTCCTGTTCCGGTCGGGCTAGGTTCCTTCCGCCGCCCCAGCCTCCATCCCGAGATGCGCTGGCAGACATGGTGGACGGCCAGGGCTCTGAGCGGCGAACACGTCATCGACTTCGTCGCAACGCAGCTCTACCCGATCGGGTGGATCTCTCCAACGAACTGGGTGAACCAGATGCGCCTCGACGTAGACAGCAATGAGGCTGAGCTACAGAAGGCCGGGAGGACCGGCATCCCCTGGCTTCCCTGGATGCCATCGTTCATCGGGGGGACATACGAGGGGCAGACCACTCCGTGGATCCCAAGCGCCGAATCCGTTGCGGCGGCCGTGGAGTTCCTGAAGACGCGGCTCGGGGACCGTCTGGTCGGCCTCAACTGGTGGTCGCTGGACAAGAACCTCGTGGACATCCCCGCTCTGTACGCATACGTCAAGTCTCTCCCGGGCGAGCCGATTGGGCCGGTGTCCTTCCAAAATCTGCCCGAGGCGAAGCGGTGGGAGTTGGTTGAGCGCTGTCTGAAGCAGCAAGGCATCCTGGACGCCGCCGGCGTCCCCATTGGGGAGTAGGCATGACTGAGTGGGTCGCCATCGTACAAGCAGGGGGGACGGTCGGCGTCCTCGCCATCTTCGGGTATCTCTTCTGGACCGGCCAGATCGTGTCGAAGGGAACGGTCGATAAGATCGTGGCCGTCTATGAGGCGCAATCCAAGGTGCTATCCAACGGATTCCTTTCGAAGCTGGAGGCGTCGACCGCAAGACAGTGCGACGCCGTTGACGGGCTGGTGATCGCCATCAGGGAGTCCGTGTCGGAGTCCCGGCAATCCAGGGACCGTATGCAGGAGGTGGTACGACAACTCACAGGCAGTCTCTCGGCCATCGAGGCGAAGCAGAACGGAACGGCCGCACCCCGGCGGCGAAAGAAGTAGGAGGCTAAGGTGTTCGACCCCATTCTCATCGAAGGAATCTCGCCGTCGATCCTTGTGCTGCTGCCGTTCCTGGTGGTGGCAATCACCCTGGCGGTCCGCGAGGGTTTCAAGTACACCGGCAAGGAAGTCCCCGCGCTGGCGACTCAGATCATCGCCTTCGTCGTGTCGGCGGGAGCGGTGGTCGGGACGTTCGTTCTCTCCGGCGCCGCTCTGCCCGTTGACTTCGGCGGCTGGAGCCAGCTCATCGTCAGCCTGTTCTCGCTGCAGATGTTGGCGTATGAGATCGTCGTGAAGCGGATCGTCGCGCTTCTCCAGAAGTAGCTCCCCCGTCCGCTTCGGTGGACGGCTTCGGGGTCCGTCGTGGGTTGTTCCCACGATGTGAGAATGACTCACGACGGCCCCCTGTTCCCCCTTGGAGGTCGAATGCCGACCGTAGGTGAGATGCTGGCACACAGCCGGCCAGAGGCGTCGCGGGTCATCCTGGCCGCAATCAGTGACACCCACGCCGGGCACAAGCTGGCGCTGATGAACCCCGAGACGATCCTCTACGACGAGGACGAGGAGGGGAACCTTACTCCGTGGAGACCGATGCCGGGCCCAAGCCAACAGGCGCTCTGGCCCTGGTGCCTAGAGGACGTACAGCGCACCGCCGATCTGGCGGACGGCTGCCCGATTGTGCTGATCCACCACGGCGACATCATGCAGGGCGGGAACGGAAGAGGGCGCGAGCTCGTCTCGTCGCGCATTGCCGACCAGGAGGAGATCGCCTGGATGAACCTCCAGCCCTGGCTCATTCTCCCCAACCTCGAGCGCATCATCCTCATCAAGGGAACGGGGTACCACGAACTCGAGGAAGGATCCGGAGCCCTCTCCATCGCATCCAGGCTGAGAGCTGCAGGGCGCAAGGTCGATGTGCCCTACCACTACCGGCCGGAGATCGCCGGTGTTCGGTTCAATCTCGCCCACCACGGTGCTCCTCCCGGTGTCCGCAACTGGCTCCGGGGAAACATTCTCCGGCTCTATACACAGAGCATCATGGACGACTGCCTGATGGACGGCAAGGATCCTCCGGACGTTCTCCTGCGCGGCCACTACCACCAGTATGTCTCGGAGATCGTGACCCGGCGCGCACGTGGGAAGACCTGGCGCACCCAGTCGGTGATCCTCCCGTCCTACTCGTTCATCGACGATTACGCCCGCAAGGTCGCCAAGTCTCCCGAGAAAATCACCGTCGGGATGGTGGCCTTCGAGATCGCGGACGGGAAAGCCTCACTACCTCACGAGTTCATGCGCACGCTCGACTACACGACGAAGGAGGTCCTCTATGCCCGCTGACATCGACGCAATGCGGGATGAGCTCGAAGCCTTCCTCAATTCGGTTGAGATCCGCGACCCCATCCGCCCGGACGAGATCTCGGTGGACGGATTCGCCCAGCTCAGGGGCTTGAGCAGGTCGGCCTCGGAGAGGGTATTGAAGGGTCTAGTAAGGGAAGGAAAGATGACGCGCCGGATGGCGTCCATCGACGGCAAATACTGCTATGCCTACTCGGTGGCGAAAAAGACATGAGCGTCTGGTTGCAGGCCCTCGGATTCATTGTCGGGGCCGGGACAATTTGGCAGTATTACCTCATGGGCCACAAGCACCCGTGGTCGTTCCCCGTTGCCACCATCGGCTGGGCGCTATGGGACTACTACCTCATCGTCACGGGACAGTGGGGACTGCTCCCGTCGTCGCTGATCTGCACGGCGCTCTCTATCCGGGGCTGGGTTCTCTGGCGGCGCGATGGCAAAACTAAAGCAGCGGCATAAGCTCTACGACTCAGAGAACGACGTGTGGCCCGAGTACGGCACGCCGACCCCTGACGCCGCCCAAGGCTGGTATGACTGGATCACCCGAACCAAGTGGTGGCGGGATAGGTCAACCGTCAAGCACATCCGACTCAAGTACCCGATCTTTGGAAAGCTCTCCGGGATCGTGCTTGAGGACAACGTGGCGGTTGTCGAGTTCAGTCCGTTCTCTCTTACGAAAGAATGCCTGCTCCACGAGCTGGGCCACGTCCTCGATTACCACCCGGGAACGAGTGAGGCGGCGATGGAGCGGGACCACAACCCAACCTTCGCGGGGATCCTGCTGGCGCTGGTCGGGCGCTACATGTCGGCGGACGAGGCAAAGAAACTCGCCGCGGCCTACGAGGCCCGCGGCGTGAAGTGGACGCCCTACGAATAGCCGCCCAACGGACCGGAGCTAAGCTGCTGGGCCGAGGGCGGCCAATGCTCTCTGCGCCCAGTCGAAGATTGTGAGCGCGACCAGTTCCACGTCCTGGCCCTCCTCGTGTTCGTGAAGCACATCTGCGCTCGCCTTGTGAATCTTCTCCACCCAAGAGCGCGCCTGCTCTGCCCGCCCGGCCCGGTCAGCTTCAGCGACTTGTTGGGCGGCGACTTCACAGGCGGCGTATCCCGCACGGAATGCCTTCTCCGCCAAGACATGATCCATGTGGGCATTCCATTGAGGCAAGAACCATTTATCAAACTGATCTGTCGTTGCTGGCATTTCACGCTCCAGTTAGTGGCGACCGCCCAACTAGTGATTCTGCGGCGCCTGTTGAAATCTGCACGCCCCGCGTTCAATTCCTGTCCACGGCCCTGCGGCGGGGGTGGCCTATTCCTTTGCGAATCTTCCGGATCCATCGCGGCGCACTCGCACAACAATGGTCCCGACGTCATATGCCCTCCTGCCAATGAGCCTTGCCAGCGCCTTCGGGTTCTTGGGTAGGTAATCGCGCTTCGCGAAATGGTAGACGGTGCTCTTCGGCAGCCCAACGCTTCTGGCGATCTCGGACCACGACTCTGTTTCCGAGCGCCGACATAGGGCAAGCCGCGCCTCAAGCACTTTGCTCTCGTCAATCTGCAGCGATGACTTTTTCATAGGCGTCTGCCAAGAAACTGGTTCTGCCTTTCTTGTCGCTAACTCGGAAGCCGGCCGTATGCTCTCTGAGGATTGCGTGGGCCTCCGGAAGAACGCCCGACAAGGCTAGAACGTCGAGCCATGACTTCCATGCCGGGCGCTTCGAATAGCCGGTGCCATATTCCGCATCGTAGCATTCGGCGCACAGAATGATTGATGGCGAGTGCTCTCGGTACGCATAGGGCAGGAAGCAGTCGGGGCAAATTGCTCTCCGATGCCCCCGCTCCTTCCGCCTGTTCAGGATGAACTGCTGCTTTTGCCGAACGTCTTCGAAGTGCTTATTTGACGCCAGGGCGTTGCACAGGGAGCAGGCCGGAACGAGATTCTCCAGACTGTCGTCCTGATCGTATGACCAGGGAACAACGTGGTCGATCGTGGTCGCCACTTCCTCGCGGCAGTAATAGCAAAGAACTCCGTACAGAGCCGTCAGCTCGTCCCAATGGCGCCTATAACGAAAACGATTGGTCCTGATTGTCCTGGCCATGCCTAGCCCGTTTATAGCCCGTTTAGGGCGATTTGTCAATGGCTGGAATGGCCTCATTTGGGGTTCGCCTTCCTGTATCCGCCGCCCCCCGCTCAAGGCCTCGCGCACATCTCGGAGAGGCCAGCCGAACGAGTCGGTATGTCAGTCAGGGCCGGCAGCGGATCGGTCACTCGCCAAACAGCGTCGTCTGCCCGGCCTCGAGCAGGACGGCGCGAACAATGCCTTGCGCCTCCCGAACCGCGTCGGCATCGGGCTTGTAGGCCCCGCCAGAGTCCTTCGTCGGCTTGAGCCAATCCAGGAGGGCAAGCACCTGCGCCGGCTGGAGGTCGTTCCCGCTCGTGACTTCGCAGAGGAACTTGAGCACCGAATGGCGCAGCTTCTCGGAGTCCTTCTGACCGGCGAAGCATTCGTTGAGCATGCCCATCGCGAGGCCGCGTTGTTCGGCAGAACACGCCTTGCCCTCGTTCGCCATCGTCCGGTCGAGGATCTTGGTCCGCAAGACCTCGGGAGGATATGGGCGGCCCGCAGGGACGGCAGCTTCAGATGCAACCTCGCCAGCCGTCACGACAGATTCAATCCACTCCGGCCCGCCCTCGTCCGGCTCATCCGGCGCCTCGAGCATGGGCACGTCCTCGCCCAATCCATTGCCCGGGAGAGCCGCCGCCTTCATCGCCAGGATCTTCGCCTTGACCCACTGCGGGTCGGCCTCGATCGAGAGCAGCCACTTCTCGCGCCGGGCGCGCTTTCCGTCCGGGCCCGATGGCGTGCTAATCATCATCGGGCGTCGGCGCAATTTCAGGGGGACGCCAGATAGCTTGCCGTTGATCTGCAGGAGCGCCTCGAGCTGGCGGTGCAAGTTCATGATGTCATGAAGGCTGGTTGTCATGACCGTCAGGTAGGCAAGGCGGTGCAACTCGGGGACGAGGACCTTGAGGCGGCCAACCGGCTTGCATCCGGCCGTGCCATCACACTTCTTCTCCGGCCGACCGTCAACGACGGCGGGCTTGGCTCCGTGGCCGAGCTCGTACTGAATGCGATCGCCGTCGCATCGGTGGATCAGCCCGCCGGCGACATAGGCCTCGCGCCAAGCGTCGAAGTTCTCATCGACCACATTGAACGGAAGCAGGACGTTGATCTCGTCGGGTTGCTCGCCGTACTCTCCCTTGAACGTGGCGGCAGCCTCGACCTCGCGCTCATCGAACTCGACGCGGAACCACGTCAGGTCGGCGCCGGGCCGTTTCCCGTCGGCTGGCTTCGGGGCGCCCTTGCGCACCTGGCCGATCTCCGGGAAGGACGCGGCACGATCGGTAAGTCCTCGGATTGGCATGGTCTCCTCCTACTCGCCGAAGAGGGCGCGCTTGTTGGCTTCGCGCTCCTCGGGCGTGAACGTGCGCGGATTGAACTCCGGGTAATTCGCCGCGACTTTGGCGGCGTCGATCGCGTCCTGCTGCTCGCGCCTCTCGACGTAGCTGGCGCTGACATGGCCCCCGGGAAGGCACCCCTTCGGGCAGACGACAGCCCACTCATCCTCAATGCACTTGAGCACCATTGGCCCGTAGCATTGGGCACACCGGCGAGACTCGGAGAAGGCAAGCGTTGGCCGCTCCATCAATCGCCCTTCCATCCCATCCGCACCGGCCCGGGCAGTCGGCTAAGGGCCTCGGCTGCAGCGGCGTCGATGGCGGATTGATTCGGCGACGGCTTGCGCATCTCCTCTAGATGGGCGGAGGTGTCGCTGAGTTCCGTCCCGCAGATCTGGCACCAGAAGCGGTAGACGGCACCGAACTGAGTCCGGCGGTGGGACGTTCGTTTGCGGCAGGTGGCACAGTAGGCGTTCATAGCAGCCTCTCTTGGGCAAGCTGGGCAAGCACAAGGCGTTTCCAGTCCCTTGGCCTGGCATCCGATGAATTGCAGTTCCAGCACTGCACGCCGATCTGAGTGGTTTTCCCGTCTCCAAGGTCAACGCGCCGGGGCCATCCCAGGGTCTTTAGATTGCGAAGGACGGCAACGCTTCCCGTTCCCCGCCCCGTGCCTATGCTCTTGCGGTGCGCCCCTCCACCTCCGCCAATGTGGGCGATGGTTAGGTGCGATATGTCATCGTGCCCGCAGGTTTGGCATCTCGTTCCGTAGTGGACAAAGAACTCCGCCCATCGACGCGCCGCTTCCTTGAGGTGCCGACGCGTCCTTACGCTTTGTACGCGCAGTTCTGCGGCGTGCTTCTTTCTCCAGGCGCGGTTCTCTTCCTTGGTGCTATGTGCTGGCATGTTCTATTCCCTTGTAACCTTGGCAATTGCGGCGCAGACCTGATCGACACAATTGAGGCCGTATCCATCCCGCCATTCGGCCATGACGGCCTTCAGCGCCTCCAGCAGTTCCGTCTCTCGGGCCTGCCATACGTCTCTATCGGCCATCAATGAGGTAATGCGCGTATCGGCATTCGACAAGTCCACCTGCCATGCGTCGGCGTGATCCTCAACGATGTCTGGATTGAGCCTGAGCGCCTGCGGCCGCGCCCTTACCTGTCTGCACGATGTTCTCAGCGTCTCGGGTGTGTAGGTCATGTCAGAGTCCATTCTGGCCGGAGTAGTGCGGGGTCAGCCGCCCATGAGGCCGCGCCGGTTGCTTGTGGCCTTCCGGCTTCGTCTTGTCCAGCTCCCAAGGATCACTCGGCAGCGCCTTCCACCAAGGTGTCTCGGTCGGGGCCTCGGGGCTGGGAATGCCCTGGTAGTATTCGCTCTTCGACATGTTCTCGTATGGGCCGCCCGACTTGAGATTGTCCAACTTGGCGGCCACGATCAGAACGAGGACCGCCAGGGCGAGGGCCAGAACGGCGGCGAGTGCGAGCTTGTGCTTGGTGTTCATTCGTTCCTCCTTGTGCCCCAATTATGAGGCCAAACCGCCCGGCTGAACCTTAAAGAATTGCCCAAAACGGAAACTTTAAGGTTCGCCCGGGGGAAGCCGTGGTAGGCTAGTTCTGGAGACCAAACCACCAATGAAGCCAGAACAGCCGTTCTCCCGCTACCTTCTCGACCGACTACGGGACCGCCCGCAGGAGGAGCAGGTCGTCCTCATGCGCCAGATCGAGCGCCTCAAGACCCAGACCCGATCGGGGATGCACCCGGCCGGGATTGGGCAGACCGGGGCGTTGGAGCTGCTGCTGAAAGTCGGCTCGCTGCTGAACGAGATTGACTCGTGACCCGCCGGCGGTAGCGGAGATTGCTTGTGGTCGGTCGGCGTCCCCCTCGCCGTCCGTATCCGCTACCGCTGGGGGCGCATGAGTCCCGCTCCTCCTTGAGGCCGGGCTGCTAGTGGCCGAGAGTCGCTGCAGCCCGGCCAAGGTGAATCCGTGGTAGAATGAATCATGGCAGAGTGGGAGGCATTCCGCTTCCAGATGAAAAGTCCGTCCGTGACGCTTGCCTCGCGCTCTGCCATGAACGCGCTCCTGTGTCACGGGCGGACCTTTCATTCGGAGGGCATGTGATCGACTTCGGAGAACTCAAGACCTATGAGGATCATGAGCAGGCGATGGTCAACCTCTCGCAAGCTGGGGAGGAGACCGTCTGGGAGCGCGGCGATGTGATGCTGCACGCGGTCCCGGAGGCGTCTGAGGGCAGGCCACCGAAAGAGGGAAAGAAGACCATCGCCGTTCTCTCTAGGGCCGGGACCTGGAGCCAGAGTTATGGCAATCGCGTCTATCTGACGGCTGCGTACTTCCCGAGGAAAACTAGACTTAGAAGTCTAGTTTGCGAGGCCGGGGTTCCGTTCTCGTGGGCCGACCTGGCTAGGCAACGCATTCCGGGCGGCCCCGGCAACGCGGTCGAGGAGTTGTGCGACGCCCGAGAGCGCGGCCTGTCGTGGCCCGAGTTCCGGGCCGAGATCGATGCGAAGTTCCCCCGTCAGGTCGAAGTCCCCGCGATCCCGAAAGGCCAGTATCGAGTCATCTACGCTGACCCGCCTTGGCAATTCGACAATTCCGGCCTGGAGCAGTCCGCCGAGAGTCACTACCCAACGCTGGCGACGGACGACATCTGCAAGATCGTCGTTCCTGCCGCGGCGCGCTCTGTCCTGTTCATGTGGGCAACGAATGCCATGCTGCCCGACGCCATGCGCGTCGTTGAGGCGTGGGGCTTCGAGTACAAGACGAATCTTGTCTGGGTGAAAGAGCGTGGCCCATCCATTGGATGGTTCGTCACGAGTCGGCATGAGCTTCTCCTGTTGGCGGTCCGAGGCGAGAAGATGCACCCAGCGATCAAGCCGGCCTCAGTCATAACGGCCGGCGTCACGGTTCACTCGAAGAAGCCCGATGTCGTCTACGGGACCATCGAGAGCATGTATGAGGGGCCATACCTGGAGATGTTTGCGCGGCAGACGCGTCCGGGTTGGGAGAGTTGGGGCAATGAGGTCTGAGGAGAAACTCGCCGTCGAGTTCTTCGACAAGGATGGCGGGCGAAGATGGGTTCGCATACTCCACAAGAAGACCGGATTTCGCATGATCCCGTCCTTCGAGGACTGTCGTCGAATGCTGGTGGCTATCGCTCTCTGCGAGGACAAGAACTATCCGCCACCGAACAAGGGCGCTGCAATGGTGGCCGAACTCCTATCGGACCCGGATTTCCTCAACCCGTTCGTGAAGTGGGAAACCCTGGCCGCCAAGTACAAGATCCCGCTCAGGGAGGCCGCATGACGTCGATCCTCCACCGCGTGAGGCAGCAGAGGCGGAGGGGCTTGGACGCGCTTCGTGCGCTTCCGCTGAAACAGGGAGAGTTGCTATGACGACGCGGAGTCTGAACCTCTATTGCATCTGTGGCTCGGCGTGGAATACGACGACCAATAACGCCAAGGTGCTTGAAGACCTAGAGCGCCCGTGGGAGGAAATGCACTCCGGGCCAGGGCACAAGGACTGCGATGCCGCAACCGCCCGCAAGGAGCGCAATCGGCGCGACTCCTCCGACGCAGAGGAGGCTACATGACCGACCCGCTTCGCCGCTGCTTGTTCGGGATGGATCCAATCACGCCAGAGGAAGCAGACCGCCTGACGAGCTTCTTCCTGGGCGCGATGTTCACAGTCGCCGGGCTGATCTGGTGGATGCTGCAGGCGCCCTGAAATGAACAACCTGACTCTCGGCTTCCTGATAAGCCTGGCCGCATGGCTTTCGCCGGCGCCGCAGTACAGCTTCGGCGGGGCCACCTGGTATGCAAATGGCGTCATGACCGCGAACTGCCAGTACCGGGCGGACATGGCTGGAGTGACATACGAGGAGTGGATGGGCGGCGCGATCGACGGCGTTGCCATGATGTCCCCGGCCGACATGGGCAAGACTGTCTGGATCGATCCGGGTACCGGCTTCGAGGGCCCGTTCCGCGTATGTGATGCTGGGGTGCGGGGCCAGGTGTACGAGATGGTCGTATGGCGAGGCGAGGTTGTCGAGGTCGGATGGGACACCGCGGAGAGGTGGGGCATGGGTCCTTTCGATGGCGGCTGGAAGCGGCCGGTTGAGGTGTTCGTCGGCGAACTCCCGCTGTTGCGGGATCCGCTGGACAACGAGCGGCTGCGGGCGGTGGACTACATTCAGTGGTTCAAGGAGATGGCGGAGAAGTGAGCGTCTACCGGCAGATCCACACGCGCATCTGGCAAGACGCATGGTTCCTCGACCTATTGCCCGAGGAGAAGCTGCTGTTCATCTACCTGTTCAGCAACGAGCACGCCGCGCTGTGTGGCCTCTACGAGCTGCCGCTGAAGACCATGAGCTTCGAGACCGGCTTGAGGACGGACGCAATCACGCTGGCATTGCACAGGTTCCAAGAGGCCGGCAAGGCTTTCCACGAAGCGCCCTACGTCTGGGTTCCGAACCTCCGCAAGTACAACGAGAGCACGAGTCCGAAGGTCGCCGCCAAGATAACAAGCGAATTGGCAGATGTGCCGGACTGCAACCTGAAGCGGGCATATGTGGGGTACTACGCCACCGGAGCCATCGTTGCCGCATATGCCCCGGATGTGGCCGTTGCGCCGCCGCAACCCCTGTCTATACCGTATCCAGAGAATCTCGCGAAACGCGACAAGAACAAGAACAGTAACCCCCCGACCGACAAAGAACGTCGGTCGCGCATCCCCGCCGAGTACCCAAGTTCCCAAGCGTTCAGAGACATCGTTCACCGGTGGCCTGTCAAGAGCCTGCAGGCCGACATGCACGCCGTTGTTGGATCCGATCCGGAAGCCGTTGAGTTGTGGCGGAAGGTGGTCCGGGCGTGGATCGGCCTCGGCTGGAACCCGATGAACACGGACGGGATGCTGGAGTTCTTCAAGCGCAAGGAGATCCCGAGACTTGGAAAGCCGGGCGAGAGCGGCCAGGCGAAGATGACAGACAAGCAATGGCTGGAGAACCTACGGTCGGGGACTCTGCCGGTCGAGCCTGAGCCCTTTATCCCCCCGAACATGAGAGGTGGCTGATGCTGATTCCGACTCTCCCCGAAGCTGCCCTAATCGACGTCCGGGCGCATATCGCGTCTGGCAGGCTCGTGGTCCATCGAATCATCGAAGCGAAGCCGCTGGCCCAGTGTACCAATTGTGCGGACGACGGCGTTTTGTACGTCAGCTTCTTGGGCGCCGGCCCGTCGAAACAGCCCATTGGCATGGGGAAGCCGTCCACCTACTTCGAGGGTGACGGGTTCGGCAAGAAGGGCTGGTACTTGATCGAGAGGACCGCGTCGTATAGCTGCCCAAAGTGTTCGGGGCAGCGCGTTCCTCAGAGGCAGGGAACGAGGCGTCCCGAGGTTCCGGGCATGCTTCACGGCCTGGCCGATCGGGCGCGGCCGGTGGGGGAGCTGTGAACCCCGAGACCATCGTGCGCGCGTATCTCCGGACGACGGTTGCGGAGCGCGAGGGCTGGCAAGGTCCTCGGCGAAGGAAGGCAACGCGCCAGCGGGACACGTTCCTGAGCTGGCTGGAGAGGTGGGCGAACGAGCGGCGGCAGGTCGAGCTGTGTCTTGGCGTCCGCAAGCTGGCCGAGGGGGACTTGTGATGAGCAAGGAGACCGGGATCGCCTGGTGCGATGCGACATTCAATCCGTGGTGGGGCTGTCAGAAAGTCTCGCCCGGCTGTGCCCATTGCTACGCAGAGACGTGGGCCGAGCGGTACGGCCATGACGTTTGGGGTCCGACCGCGGGGCGGAGGCTGTTCAGTGAGAGGCATTGGGCCGAGCCTGTCACCTGGGACCGCGTGGCCGCGAGGGACGGCGTTCGGATGCGCGTGTTCTGTGGGTCGATGTGCGACGTCTTCGAGGACTATCCGGTATTGGATGGCCAGCGCGAGAAGCTATGGCATCTCATTCGGTCTACGCCGAATCTCGACTGGCTCCTGCTCACGAAGCGTCCGGAGAATATCGCTCCGATGTGTGGCGTCCTCGGCGCGCCCAACGTGTGGCTCGGGACCTCGGTGGAGGATCAGGTGAGGGCTGAGTTGCGGATTCCGGTTCTCCTCCGGCTGCGGGCGGCAGTGCGGTTCCTATCGGTGGAGCCCATGCTCGGCCCCGTCTCTCTCGAGGCGGTGAACGAGAAGATTGGGAGCTCCGCGGTGGTGGGCGGCATTGATTGGCTGATTATCGGTGGGGAGTCTGGCCCCGGCGCGCGGCCAATGGATGCTGCTTGGGCGCGTTCTTTGCTGGCTGAATGCCGGGACGCAGGGATAGCGCCATTCGTCAAGCAACTCGGCGGTCACCCAGACAAGCGAGACGACCCACGCGATTGGCCGGATGATCTGCGGGTGCGCCAGTTCCCGAAGAGGACTGCATGAAGCGCACCAAGGAAGACATCGAGTTCTCGGAGATGATCCGGGCCCGGGCTGACTACACCTGTGAGCGGTGCGGGAAGTGGTATGGCCCGAAGAATGCCGGATTGCACTGCGCCCATATCTACAGCCGGAGGATCAAGAAGACGCGGCATGATCCCGACAACGCGGTGGCTTTGTGCTTCGCGTGCCATCGGTTCTGGGCGCACTCGAACCCGCTGGAATTCGCGGCGTGGGTTCACAAGAAGTTGGGCAAGCGGAAGTATGAAGCCCTTGAGAGGCGGGCGAGGAGAGTCTGATGAGCCGCGACGACATCGCCTACGCCCGCTGCTCCTGCGGGAACAAGATGAAGGCCGGATCGTATCTCTGCGACGCGTGTCTTGTGAGAACCACTACCAGGCGGGAGCCGATGAGGATCATAGCCAAGGCGCGGTTCAAGAGGCTTCCGGGCAATACGAACATGCAGGCGTGCGCACCCTGTCCGATGCTGGAGGAGTGCAAGAGTTGTGCTGGTGACGGGAGAGTGCTTGCTTGTGAGCGGGCCGACATGCTGGATGCGATGGGATCCAGGACGCTCCGCGGAGTTGAATGTTCGCGTTGACTAGTGAAGGGAGTCTGGGCGACTATGGACGACCTGCTGAGAACAAGCCTGACCTACGATGGGGCCATCAAGGCAACCTCCATGCACTGGCTGAATTGCTCCGCGTGCAAGAATGGCGCAGAGTGCGATGCCCACTTCAACCTACAGATGGCCGAGGCGGACGCATGCCAGGAGTGGCGTAAAGCGCTTGGCGTTTCTACCTTCGCGCCCAACGATACCGGGCAAGCAAGTCTAGCTGCAAGTCCCGGAGGCAGTAGGGGGAAGGAGTGAGACGATGACACAAGACGATCTTCACGTCTATCCGCTGAATGATCTTCTGCCGCACAACACGGACTCCTCAGAGTGCCGTTGTGACCCGAAGGTCGAAGTGGACGGCGGGCATCTGCTCATCATCCACAACTCCTATGACGGCCGCGAGGATAGTGAGGGGAAGGAGTCGGAAGATGGATGACAACGGAACATGGTCGAGGTCGTGCGACATCGAGCGGTGACTTGCTTGTGCGGGCACGCCCTGAAGCCTTGCCATACGGACAATTCGGGCGCGTGCCATGTTCAGGACTGCAAGTGTCTTCAATTCGAGGAAGGAGTTCCGAATGCTCTGGATGCTGTGGTACGCGGACCAGCCGAAGTCCTTGGGGGAGAGAGTCTCGAGAGCGGCAGCCTACTACCAGACGAAGTACGGCCGGAAGGCGACGAGATGCCTGATCCCGATGAGCGAGGAGATCGATGGAGCACCCGACGGGATCTTGCTTGAGGCGAAAGGGAACGTCCTTCTCAATCACCTGATGGTGGGGGAGGGATGACCGCCGAGGGCGATGTCTTTCGGAAGGTTCGCATGAGCCCCGAGCTGATGGAGCAGTTGTGCACGCGAGACCACCTCGGCAATCGCCTCCGAGTGGAATGGGGAGAGCCGGATGGCGAGGGCTTCTACACACCGACGATCTGTGTTGACTACTCTGACAACCCATTCCGAGGGGCCATTCAGCGGGCTGGAGAGGAGCCGATCTGATGCGATACGTCAAGAGACTCGACCTACGCCACCTGAGCGTCGCCATCCACCGTCTTGGAGGTCAGACCTTGGGGACGGGCTGGCTATTCGGGGATCATCTATTCGTCGGGTTCGTGAGGATCGGCCGGAGAATGCGCCCGGTCAGGATGAAGCATGGGAGGCGGGCATGAGACAAGACGATCCTACCATTCGACTGTATGAGCACGACTGGATGGTCATGCGCATTCTCGTTCCCGCGCCTCGGGAGATCATTCGGGAGATCGGCCTCGCCAGGTTCCTGTGGGGCTATGACATCTTCATCGGGCGCGTGCCGTTCCTGAAGTCCATCCTGCTGGGGAACCTCCTGTTCTTGGCCGCCATGACATGGCTGATGCGCGGGCGCTGATGGACGATAGCGCCGCCCTCGCCCTCGAGGCCGCCCAGCTCCGAACCACCGGCGAGCGCTACACCCACATCGAGGCCGCGGCCAGGGTGATGTACCACCTTGGGTTGGGCGAGAAGCTCACTCCCGCGCTCGTGGCGGCGATGACGGGCTGGACGCGGCATGATGCCCGCAGGCTGTTGATGCGTATGTCCCGCGTGGCCCCGATCTATCCCGATGGTGGGAAGTGGCAGATGTGCCGAGGTCCGTAGCCCGGGGGCCTCATCTGGCATGTCCGTCTGCTAGTCTGGAGCCGTAGACCGGCTCTTTTCGTTTCTGATTGGAGCCGCGGCCGGACACCGGGACAGGCAATGGCCAGTGAGACTCGGAAAACCAAGGCCGGCCGAGGCCCGCACCCCGCGGGTTCTTGGCGTGCTACCACGAGGGCGTCTTGAGTGGCCGGCAAACACACAGGAAAGCAGACTCGCAAGGCACCGCGCACTGCGTGGAAGCCGGGCACTACCGGAAACCCCAGGGGTCGTCCGAAGGGAGACAACTCCTGGGCGGCGACCATCCGCGCCATCGGGGAACTGACGCCGGCCGAGGTGGCGCGCAAGTGCCATGCGATCGCCGGGCAGCTCCAGAACCTGGGCGACAAGATCACCATGCGCGAGGCTGTCGTGATCCGCGTGTACTCCCAGATGCTGTTCGAGCCGATGGGCAGTCTGTGGGGGCACATGATGGACCGGTCGGACGGCAAGGTGCCTTTGCCGGTAGATGTCTCAATGACGTGGCGTGAGGAGTTGGAGCGCCTTGGTTACGACCCGGACGAGTTCAAGTCGCGGGCGGTCGAACAATTCGCCGCTCTCGTTGCCTCCTATTCCGCCGGCGATCATCGAACAGGTGATGGAGGCGGCATGGAAAGAGGCGAGGCATAAGGCGGCCGTTGGTTGGCTGGCCTATCGTGACGACCCGGTAGGATTCGTCCGCGACATTCTGCGCGGCGAACCTGGACCTTACCAATCTGAAGCGCTTGAGAAACTGCGGGACCGCAGGCGCGTTGCCATTCGAGGGCCTCATGGACTTGGGAAGACGACGCTGGCCGCGTGGGCTGTTCTGTGGTTCGCGTGCACGAGGCCCGATGACACGAAGATCCCGACGACCGCCTCTGCCTGGCGGCAGCTCAAGGAGTACCTGTGGCCCGAGATCCACAAGTGGGTCAGGCGGGCCGACTGGGCTAGGTGGGAGGCTCTCGGAGGAACACGGCCGGAGATGCTGCAGGAGAAGCTCCGGGTCGGGGATGGTTGCGAAGCGTTCGCTCTGGCCTCCGACACCCCGGCCCTGATCGAGGGGGCGCATGGGGCGAACCTGCTCTATGTCTTTGACGAGGCCAAGGAGATCCCCGGGGAAACCTGGGATGCGGCCGAGGGGGCATTCGCAACCGGCGATGCCTACTGGCTGGCGATCTCGACGCCAGGGGCGAGAGCGGGCAGGTTCTACGACATCCACCGCAGGGCGCCGGGACTGGGCGATTGGTGGGTGCGGCATGTGACGCTGCAGGAAGCGATCGACGCCGGCCGGATCAGCCTCGAATGGGCCGAGGCGAGACGGGAACAGTGGGGCGAGTCGAGCCCGGTCTACCAGGCCAGAGTTCTCGGGGAGTTCCCCGAGCAGTCCGAGGACCAGCTCATCAGCCTGGCGTGGATTGAGAGAGCGAGGCAGACAGACCTCTCGGCTGAACTGGAAACCGACGAGGGCAAGAAGTGGAAGCAGATCGCCGGCGTTGACGTTGCGAGGTTCGGGGACGACGACAGCGCCATGTTCCGCAGAGTTGGCCCGGTCGTCCTCATGGCTGAGACCTGGCATGGGAACGACCTCATGGCGACGACAGGAAAGGTGGTCGCCTCCAAGTTGCCCGCCAACGTCGACGTGATCGGCATGGGCGGCGGAGTGGTAGACAGGCTGCACGAGCTCAAGCACCCGGCCTACGGGGTGAACGTGGCCGAGGCGGCAAGAGACTCGGAGCACTTCCAGAACCTGAGAGCAGAGCTGTACTGGGAGATTCGCGAGCGCTTCAGAGACGGGAAGATTGACCTGACGAGATTGTCCGAGGCGATGTACGACCGCCTCGTGGGTGAGTTGACGGCGATCAAGTTCCAGTACACGAGCGCCGGGAAGTTGAAACTTGAACCTAAGGACGAAATGCGGAAACGACTTGGACGAAGCCCCGACCTTGCTGATGCCCTGGTCCTTGCCTATGCCAGCGGCCGGGGCGGCGGGGCGAGTTTGGTGAGCTTCTAACATGACCTTCATCGATGCACTCGCGAGGCGAATGGGCTACAGGAAGGCCGCAACCGGCCCCCTTCCGGGGTGGCTTAGCGCGTCGGCCGAGCAGGACAAGTTCAACCTTCCGGATCCGTCGCGGATCACTGCCCAGGCCGACCTGTTCCAGAAGCTCTCGTGGGTGCATCTGGCAGTGTCCCTCGTGGCGAGCTCCTGCGCCGCGGTCGATTTCACGGTCAGGAAGGACAAGGACGATGTTCCGGATCATCCATTCCTCGAGCTCCTACGGCACCCGAACCCGATGCAGTCTCGTCTGGAGTTCCTTGAGTCGACGTTCGCATTCCGCGCGCTGACCGGCAACGCGTACTGGTGGCTCAACAAGTCGAGCGAGGGCGCGCCGCCTGACGAGTTGTGGATCATCCCGCCGAACCAGATCGAGCCCGTACCTGACGGGAAGCTCTACCTGAAGGGCTACCTGTACGACCCGGGCGATGGAGTAAAGCGACCGCTCGAGCCGTGGGAAGTCGTCCACTTCAAGAAGTTCCATCCGCTCAATCGGTACGTTGGGCTCTCTCCGATCGAGGCCGCCTCAATGGTGGCGGCTGGCGACCTACAGATGCAGAAGTGGAATGCCCGGTTCTTTGGCGAGTCCAACGCCAAGCTCCCGAGCGTCCTGGCCTTCGCCGACTTCGTGCCTGATGACGAGTGGGAGCGCCTGAAGAAAGAGGCCAGAGACCGATCGCAGACGCGGGAAATGATGATGCTGCGCAACGTCGGAAAGGGTGGCGTTGAGTGGATCAGGGCCTCGGCGTCGCAGAAGGATATGGAGTTCATGGGCGGCCGCAAGGCCAACCGCGAGGAGTTGCTGTCGATCTTCGCGCCCGGGCTGGCGTCAATGATCGACGTGAGCGCCACTGAAGCCAACGCGGTAGCCGGCAAGGAGACCTTCACCGCATTCTCGATCTGGCCGGCGCTGGTCGCGGTGGCCGAGAAGGCGACGAACGACGTCCTGCCTCTCTACGGTGACGGGTTGGTTGGCGAGTTCGAGGACATCCGCATCACCAACCGAGAGGCTGAGCTGCTCGAGCAGGCCGAGTACGCCAAGACGCATACCGTGGACGAGATCCGCGAGGAGTATTACGGGGACAAGCCATTGGGAGACGAGAGGGGCCTGATGCTCCCGGCGGAGATCACAAAGCCCGTTCCGGCTCCGGCGCCAACTGAGCCCGCTGCTCCCGTAGAGGTCATGTCAGAGGCGCGGGCCGAGGTCATCACCGAGGAGCCCACGGAGGCTGAGCGCAAGGAGCTCGAGGCGTGGGAGAAGTTCACCCAGAAGCGCCTCGGCAAGGGCGGGCGGGAGTTCGAGCCGCACGTCCTCCGGGCAGAGATACGAGAGCGGGTGTCTGCTGGTCTAAAG